CCTCCCGCCGGTGGCGGATGCTGCGCCACTCTCGCCGGTGGCGGATGCTGCGCCACTCTCGCCGGTGGCGTGGTTTTTCTTTTCGTTGTTCGCTTTCTTGATTGCGTTATCAAAACCGCACTGTGCCTTAACGTACTCAACCTGGGCCTTGACCAGCCCCGGAATACCGATCTCCGCGCTTAATGTCAGCTTCTTGCCGAAGCGCTCTGTATCGTTGCCTTTCTCGTCGCTGACATCCTCCAGCTCCGCCTCAAAGTACCGAGAACCGTCACCTGGCGCGTAGTAGCCCAGCACATCCAGCGGCATCTCACAGGCGTGTAGGCCGTTCTTGCACAGCTCAATATCACCATCGACCTCCGCCGTTTTCCCCAGCTCATACTGGAAGTCACGGCACTTCATGTTTTTGTCGGTTGCCTTATAGGTCTTCATCTTCCATCCCTCTTTATTATCGCCTTTTTGGCGTTCTCGCGCCTTGCGCTGTTCATGCTGTAAAAATCAGCCTCGCTGTACGATGCGTAGCGTTTCGCCTTGTCGGCATCAACATCCCGCCGGAACGCTTTGTAGTCCTCGCACTCCCCGTGGCACCTTGCGTGTCTGCGCTGGCAGCCCTTGCATGGCGGGGCCGTCCGGTTCACAAGCCCAATCATTCCCACTTCACCAGCGCTTTCACCACACCGGCCTGCGCCGCGTCCTCATGGCTCATCAGCACGTCCACCGTGTAGCCGTACACGCCGGTGTCGGCTGCTATGTAAGTCTTACCGCCCAGCGTCACGGTGCTGCCAAGCGGGATAACGTCCGGGTCTACCGCCACCGCCTCGCCGATGCGCACCCAAAGGCCGGAGGCCGTCAGCACCTTGCCGTCCCGCTGGTTCATGTGGGCGTAGGGCGTGCAGCACGCGCAGTACCCGGTGATGTCGCACACCAGCAGGTTCTCCGTCTCCGGCTCCGCGATCTCCGCCGTGGGCGGTGACTGCACCACGTCCTCCTGCACAGGCGGCAGTGTCAGGCACCACGCCACCAGCACCAGCAGCATCACCCACAGGACGATTGCCACTACCCACATACGCCTGCACCATCTCCTGGTGCGGCATAGCCGGGAGTATTCCCGCGCCCGCCTGTTCCGCTCTCTCATCGCCACAGCGCCTCCACGCCCTTGACGATAGCCCAGCTCAGCCACGCCGCGCCGATAAACGCCAGCGTCCATGCAAACCAACTCATGTCGTTTCCTCCTGTCGAATGTACTCGACCTTGATAATTTCCATTCCGTTCTGCCGTGCCCATAACATCACGGCAATTTCAGCACATGTCATAACCTCTTGCCTTTCCTCTGCGGTCGTGGTATACTATCCGCAGAACATTTTGGTAGATGTTTCGGAGATGCCCTGTCCAGTGCCGCAACCACTGGGCGGGGCTTTTTCTTACACCTGCGGCATCGTCCCCATCAGCTCCTCCACCTTCACGCCGTAGTGCTTTGCAACCAGCTTCGCGTGCTTCGGGTGCGGCTTGATGCCGTTCTTCCAGTTCGTAATGGACGTCTGATGTACGCCGATAGCCTTTGCCAGTCGGTAACTCGTCTCGCCGTGTTCCTCCTGCAACCGTGCGAGGTTTTCACCAAATCCCAAAATATCACCTCCAAAGTTAGATTATTTTCTTGACAAATTAGAGTATTTGTGATAGTTTGGTTTTGCTACAAACTTTCCTATCACGCCAGCCCTATTTATCGGGGTGGTGCAGGTTTTTATTGCCTGTCCACAATGACAATTATACCCTAACTTAGGGCATCTGTCAACCGAATTTAGGGTGTCAACATGCACTAAATTAGGGTTCTGTTTTTATGAGTTTTACCAATAATTTTAACTACGCTTTAGAGCAGCGCGAATATTCTGCATACAGATTTGCAAAAATTATAGGAGTAAACGGTCAATCTGTCGCAAACTGGAAAGCGGGCACTGTAATTCCGCACCCTAAAACGCGCCAAAAGATAGCCGAGCATTTTGGCATCACTCTCGCGGAGCTGGACGGCGATGAATTGCCCGTCCTGCCGCCGGAGGGCGCAAAAAAAGCCCCCGCCACAGAGGGCGAGGGCGAAGCAAAACTTGCACAATTTGTAGACGGCTTTATGCGTCTTACTTCTCAACAAAAGGACACTGTGCTTGCTCTAATAAAAGGCTTTCTACAAGATCAAGCATAACGTCTTTTTGCTCCTGGGTGAGCATCATAAAAAGCGCGGCGGCCATTTTTACCTGGTTGTCCATTTCTTTCCCCTTTCTTAATTTGACATATTATTTTCTCGGTGTACAACTAAGTTAGTACACTTATAGTTACACACAAGCTGTTTGTTGCCCGCAAACGTGCAACACATTGAAAATTTTTGGGGGGCTAAAATGAAAAGGCATCGTAAACTAAAGTCCGTAGCTATTTTTGTTCTCACTTTGTTTTTTACCATTATAGCGTTGTTGCTTATTCCTTCCGCAAGTGTGCCACAAGCAGACGGAACGGCAATGCTTACTTATGGCGCGACCGTAGCTCTTATTATTGTCCCGTCCGCGTTTACAGCATTGTTTGTGTGGCTTGATAAGCGCGTTGAAAAAGCAAGCTTGCCGCAAGAACCTTTTATTACTGCCAATGGCAAAGCCCACGATCCGCTTTTACCGGATGCAATAAAAGTGGTCATGGAAACCGGGCAAGCGTCCGTTTCTATGCTGCAGCGTAGGCTCAATCTTGGGTATTCTCAAGCCTTACGATTGATCGACGCGATGGAAACGCTGGGTATTGTCGGCCCGTTCGAAGGTTCTTGGCCTCGGCAAATATTGCTTACGCGGTCACAATGCGAAGCGCTTATCCCAACGCTTAAGATTGCCCGCGCAAATTCATGTTTTGCGCCTTGTGAAGCAATCAGTCCGGAAGCGGAGCTATGCAAAGTAGATGGAATGGAAGGGCACGATTTTGAGTACTGGTGTGCAGATCTTCTAAAGAAAAACGGTTTCTCCAATGTTGAAGTCACACGCGGCAGCGGAGATCAGGGCGTTGACGTCCTTGCTAAATTTGGCGATGCCAAATATGCCATTCAATGTAAGTGCTATTCTTTCGATTTAGGAAACAAGCCGGTGCAGGAAGTAAATGCTGGAAAAGCATTTTACCATTGTCATATTGGGGTTGTAATGACAAATAGGTATTTTACAGCAGGCGCGAAAGAAATTGCGGAAGCAACCGGCGTTTTGCTGTGGGATAGGGACACGCTTAAGCGCTTGATTAAAACTGGGTGGGCGTAATGATGATTAAAGTAAGCAAATAGCCCCGCTGCTCCCGCAACGGACAGCGGGGCTATTCTCGCCGGTGGCCTTTCTGCTTACCGGCTGCACGTCCACACTAACAAATCAGGGTTTGGAAGGTCAATGCCAGATTAGGATAATTGCTGTTTTCGGCACAACAGAATTAGGATTTTCCTACCCAAAAATGGAAAAGGGGAGAAAATGGGAAAAACATTACAGGATTTGTGCAAAGATGCAAAAGACCGACAAAACTTAACTATACAAGATCTTTCCGACATGACGGACATTTCGACATCGACAATAAGCAATTTTTTCTCCGTATCATCAAAGGAACCGAGCGTGTACAAAATGGGCTTTATTTGTGCAGCTCTTGGCGTTTCGATGGATGAATATTTTGGGATTGAAAAAGAAGTGACGACAGAAGATGAGTTAGCACAAGCCAACGAAAAGCTGGCGCACCAAAAGCAGCTGCATGATGCCGATGTGCAGATAGCCCATCTTGAGGGCGGCATGGAGCAGATGGCAAAAACCATTAACTACCACCGCAAGAAATCGCGGGACACAAAATTTGCTATTTATGGCCTTACGTTTTTGTGCGCCATATTTATGGCTGTTATTGTGGGATATATCTTTTTTGACTACCGTATCCCCCACCAGGGACTTATTCAGGGCGGAGAGGCCAGCATATTCGCATGGATCGTTTTTTTGCTTCTTGCAGTCGGTATTGGCTTTTTTGCCGCTATTTTGATGATGTATTTTCGCTATGCAAAAAAGTATACATTGTCGCCAGATAAGGGAGGAGATAAACAATGAATGTAGTATTGCGGGCAGCATTATACCCGCGTGTGTCCACGGAAGAACAGAAAAAGTTTGGCTTGTCTATTCACGATCAGCAGAACGACCTCGAAGAATACGCCAAAGCCCACAATATGAAGGTGGTAGGCGTTTTCCAGGATGCCGGGTTTTCCGCCAGAAAGAAGATTGAAAAGCGTCCCGCCATGCTTCAACTGCTGGAAGCCGTAAAGCATGATGAGGTAGACATTATTCTTGTCACAAAGCTCGACCGGTGGTTTCGCAACATCGGTGAATATTACAAGGTGCAAGAAATCCTTGAAGCCCACAACGTGTCGTGGAAAACCATTTATGAGGACTACGACACGTCTACAGCCGCAGGCCGGTTGAAGATTAACATTATGCTTTCCGTAGCACAGGACGAAGCTGACCGCGCCAGTGAACGCATAAAAAAAGTGCTTGATGCAAAAAAAGATCGAAATGAGGTTTGCACCGGGCACTTACCAAAAGGGTACAAAATCGAAGGGAAATTTGCTGTTATAGACAAAGAAGCGGAGCCGGTTATACGGAGATATTTTTCTACATTTTTGGAAACCGGCTCCATAACAAAAGCGATGGACGCAGTACCGGAATTAAAACTTAAATACCAAACAGCCAGCCAAATGTTGGACAACCCCGGATACATGGGTGATTGGCACGGGATAAAATTACCCCCGTATTTAACACCGCAGGAATTCCAGCGTGTGCAAGACTTACGCATCAGGGTAACGCGAAAATCCCCTTACAATCGAACGTATATTTTCTCGGGGCTAATAGTCTGCGGGGAATGCGGACGCAGAATGACAGGGCATCCGTCTCCACGGCCAAGCGGGGCGTGCTCTTACTCTTACTATTGTCAAGGGTCTGCCCAGAGAAAAGGCTGCAACAACGGTAATTTTACTGTCGAATGGAAAATCGAAGATTATCTTCTGTCGACAATAGACGAACAGATACAGATCAAATTGCAAGCCAAGCCGCGGCAAGAACCCAAAGTAAACCAAGATGTGCAATTAAAGGCTTTACAAAAAAAACTGTCCAAGTTGTCAGAGTTATATATAGACGACATGATTTCAAAGGCGGACTACTCAAAAAAGTATGCTGAACTGACATCACAAATGGATGAGATTACACGAGTAAACCCACAAAGCCGCGCACCAGAAGAAATTGCAACCTTATTTTCCGCAGGATGGCAAGAAATATACAAACAACTTAACAAAGAAAATAAACAGGCATTTTGGAAACTCAAAATAAAAGAAATCCGGCTATACAAAGACCGCCGGATTGAATTTGATTTTCTGTAAGTACTTAGTTTATATAAACCTTTTCCCAAGGTGCGGTATACCGAGCGTCCGGACGTGGCCACGGCGTGTATCATGGAGGGCGATGTGGTGGTGCTGGTGGACAATTCAGCGTCGGCCCTGCTGCTGCCCACAACGATCCTGCGGTTCAACGAGGAGATCAACGACTACTACTTCCCGCCCCTCATCGGCACGTATCTGCAGATCATACGGACGCTGGTGCTGCTGCTGACCATGTTCATTACACCGCTGTGGTACCTGCTGGTGAAGAACCCGGATACGCTGCACGAGAACCTGCGTTTCCTTTTGGTACAGGACGAATACTATGTGCCGCTGATCGTGCAGCTGCTGCTGGTGGAGCTGATCATTGACATACTGAAGATCGCGTCGCTGAACACACCGGACGTGCTGAGCAACTCGTTCAGTATGCTGGGTGCGCTGATATTGGGCGACTTCGCGGTGCAGGCCCGGTGGCTGGTGCCGGAGGTGCTGGTGTATATGGCCTTCGTGGCAGTGGCCAACTACGCCCAGCACAGCTATGAGATGGGCTACGCCACCAAGCTGTGCCGGATGCTGCTGCTGGTGCTGATCTGGCTGTGGGACTGGTGGGGCTTCGCGGCGGGGATCGTGATCACGCTGACGCTGATCGTGACGGCAAAGCCGCTGGTGGGCAAGGGGTACCTGTACCCTCTCATTCCCTTTGACCGGAAGAAGCTGGCCCGTCTGCTGTACCGCCGCCCGGTGACAAAAAAGAACAGCTGAGGCAAACGTATCCCCTCTTCGTCATAAACTGCAAAAAAAGGAAGCGCCCCCGGCGCTTCCTTTTTAATTCTCATACAGTATATCCCGGGCCACCGGACGGTAAAACAGCCTCTCCGCCTCGTCGAAATCATGGGTCTGGCCCATGATCCACATAAGCTTGGCCACAGCGGCCTCCGTGGTCATATCATAGGCCTCCAGCAGGCGCAGGGCGCTTTTCAGCCGCCCGCCCACATGATAGACCGCCAGATTGCTGCCCTCGTTGGGTACCTGGGTGGTCATGACCACCAGCTTGCCCCGTGCGATGCCCCGGTGAATGATATCGAAATAGCTGGCGTCGCCCTCATATTCCGGCAGGCCGCCTACGCCGAAGGACTCAATGACCAAGCCGTCAAACCGGTCCAGCATGAATTCCAGCACGGCGGCAGGGGTGCCGGGGATCAGCTTCAGCAGTCCCACCTTGTCGTCCAGCGCGTCATAGAACACCGGGCTGGGATAGCAGGCGCAGCGCATATACTGCAGCAGGTGTTCGTCCTGTACCACGGCCAGGTCGGGATAGTTGACGCTGGAAAAGGCCTGAAAGCTCTTGGAACAGGTCTTGCGGGCGCGGGTACCCAGGATGACCTTGCCGTTGAATACGATCTGCACGCCGCCGCAGCCGCGGCAGGCGTAGAGAAACGCGTCGGTCAGGTTGCGCTTGGAGTCGGTACCGTCGAACCAGATAGGCTTCTGCGCGCCGGTAAGGACGATGGGCTTTGGGCTGCCCTGGATCAGATAGCTAAGCGCGGCAGCGGTGTAGGCCATGGTGTCGGTGCCGTGGGAGATAACAAAGCCGTCATATCTATCGTAATTCTCCCGCACGGCCCTGGCCACACCCAGCCAATGGGCGGGACGGATATTGGTGCTGTCCAGGCTGTAGAGCTGAACGCAATCCACATGACACATCTCGCCGATACGGGGAACGAAGGACAGCAGCTGCGTGCTGTTCAGCTCCGGCGTCAGGCCGGAGGGCGTCATCTCACTGGCGATGGTACCGCCGGTGCCGATCATCAGGATATTCTTCAT